AAAACTGAATTCAAACTCAATTGTGTAATTAATCATGCCAGTATTGATAGCTTTCTGCTTATCTAAATTTTTGGTTTTTACAGTAACCGGTTTATATGCATACGCACCAGTATATCCGAAATCTAATAACATGACTTTTTCACTTAATATTAACTCTTCTAAATATTCTGCATAGCCATCGTTTACCCATCCAGTATTTAGCTTTATTGTTTCTGTTCCAGTAGTGTTGAACTCACTGATTTGCCCAGCATTTGCAGTACTCGGCAAAGTAGCTGGATTATGTTTGAATCTACTTGTCTGAGCAGTTACTTGTCTGGAGTTAGCCTTCATAAAAAACACCCTTGCCCAGCTTCCGTATTTATTTATAAAATCAATCTGCACTGGGCTATATTTAGGTTCGCACTCATTGACAAATTTACCAGTCCATCTGACCGCAGAGCCACCTCCTAAAAACTCAACCTTGTTTCCATCTGCTAAATAGTTTTCATACACCCTAACAAATGTTTTAATGCCTCCAGTCGATGCCGTTACAGTATGAGTAGCGCCAGTTCTCAGGTTAGTGTATCTAATTGCATCTGCCGCTTCGAGATCAACGTCAAATGTACCAGCCATATTTTGAGGAGCACTATTAGCAACGCTTGAATCATAATGGTAGATATAAGTTCCCTCATTCAAAAAGACTGTGCTTGTGATTGAGGCATTGTATCCATAATACTCTGCATAGCCATCCATGAATTCGCCAGTAATGGTGCTTAACAAGGTATATGTTCCGCTGACTAATTGGTATCTTTTAATAGCATAATTCACTTTAAAATTTGTACTGATGTCTTGGTCATAAACATTATATAAATTCTGCCAACTCGTGAATGTAAAATACTCCCTCACATACGGTGCGATATTATAATACATTTTAGCATTATTAGAAGCTGGTAATAACTTATCTAAGGTATATTGAGGGTTAGCTGGTTGGCTTCCAGTATTCCACAAAAAGAGTTCAATCTTAGAGCCAGTAGCTCCAGACACCCCAGTTAAATCAATTTCATTTATAAATGGTGATCGTGCTAAATTCATTATTTTTCTTTATTTAATCTTTTAAAATTTTCTTGTATGTTTTGAACAAATAATTTTTCAAGCTCTAACCCAAATTTGTCCAAAAGCTCTGGTGGTAGTTTTTTGAAATATTTTTGAAATGGCTTAGTAAAAAAATAACTGGGTTTGATTCCTTTATTATATATGCTTCGGGCAATCAAAAATGTTATTGATTTTTTAAAACCTACCGACCGTATGCTTCTGCCTGTAAACTGTCCTTTTTTATTTCTTGGCGCTAATCCTTTTCGAACTACCCACTTATCAAAGGCACTGGGCGGAGGCATTTTATTTCTAAAACTATAAGGAGTATTTGATCTGACTTGCCTTCTGCCAGATACCCCTAAGTCCTGATATGTGCCGTATTCTGCCATTTGAAAGGTTATTTCAATGCTGTTTTTTGATTCCTTAACATTTGCTTTGATACTATTCTTTAATTCTCCAGACGTATTTTTTTTGACTAAATTTTTTTTAGCCTCATTTATGACATTATTTTTAAAGTCATTTAATACATCTTGTATGCTCTCCATTTTATTCATTAGCAAATCGTCATATCGTTAGCTATTAATATATCACAGCTCATTGTGAATCCAGCAAGTTTATTTTCAAACCTTTCTGTAAACGGTTCGCAACTGGGGTTCCCATCAACTTGAAATTTATCTGTGTACAAAGTACCCCTACGTAACAACTCATAACACCTGTTAAGAACTGATAACTGTGTATTAAGTACCCATAACTCGTTATCGTTTCCATCAAACTTGTTAGCGCTTTCCTTTTTTGATATATCCGTTATGTCCATTGCGAGAATCGAAATATTGAATCGTATTACGTTCTCCTCAAATGTTACGTTATTTACGATAAGGTGCACCAATGGGAAAATGGTTTGCTTGTCCAGATCAACGTCAAAGATATCGCCCTGTGTTACGGTATTGACTATTGGATCAGCCTCAAAATGTGTTTTTAGTTTATCTATTATGTCAAAATAATTCATCGTCTCATTTGTTGTTTTAGTTCGTTTACTTCGATTTGGTTTTTTTGTTTTTCAAAGGTGAGATAGGTAAGACATTTAGTAAGTCTGTATCTGCTAATTTCGTCAAACTTGGTAATATCTCCTTTAGCAAGTGCATAGAAGCTATTGTACCATCCCCATTGTTTTCCAAAATTGTAGCGTTCGCTATATTGCTGGAACTGATCATCGTCTTCATCTCTTTCTGTAAATAGCTGATTGTATGATTTAGTAATTCGTTTCCTAAACTCAAAAAAAAAAGAGAACTGCTAATTGCTACATCTAAGGGAGCAAACTTCATTAAATCTTGCATGTCCTCATTCGGTTCATAATCTATAATCGAATATTTTTCCCCTTTTTTTTCTTTGATTGGTCGATACATCACTGCCATTGCTTTGTGATATGTTTTCCAATTTAGCAAGTGGTTTTCCAGATCTACATATTCCCCAAAAGTAATCTCGTCCAGTTTGGGTATAAATCCAAATTCAATGTTTTTAATTTTGAACTGTCTTATTAACTTTGGCTTTTCCTTAAACACATTGCCAAAATGCACAATCAATTTATTCAAATCCTTCATCTGAATTTTTCTTGTTTCAGATAATTCAATACCGCAAAATATCTGTATCATTTTTTGAGCAATGA